ACATACAGGGCCCTGTGGCCAGAGATGATTAACGATGAGGAGGGGAAACGTGATAAGTGGTCTGCTTGGGCGATTAATGTTGACCATCCGCTCCGTAAAGAAGCGGGTATCCGAGATAACACAATCATTGTTAAAACGATTAAGAGTAATGCTACGGGTCTACACTGTTCACATCTGGTTTTGGATGACGTTGTTGTACCACAAAATGCGTACACTGAAACGGGGCGTAGGGAAGTAAGAGCAGCGGTGTCCCAGTTTGCCTCCATTAAAAACCCCGGAGCAGTGACCAAAGCTGTTGGAACAGTGTATCACCCAAAAGACATTTACAGCGACATGATGGAGGCCAAGGTTCCTGTTATAGACAAAGAGACAGGTGCCGTCACTGGAGAGAGAAAGCTTTGGGACGTATGGAAAGAGGCAGTGGAAGACAGCGGGGACGGCACTGGCAACTTCCTTTGGCCAAGAACCAAAGATCCGAAGACAGGAAAGTGGTACGGGTTTGATGCCTCCATCCTCGCTGGGATTAAGGCTCAATACTTCTCTATGGGGGAAAGGGCTCAGTTCTACGCTCAATACTATAATGAGGCTAACGACCCAGAGAGCCACAGACTTAGCAGGGAAGTGTTCCAATATTACGACCCCAAATACCTCCGTCAAGAAGGCGGAGAGTGGTTCTTCAAAGGGGATAGGCTGCGTGTCTTTGCTGCTGTAGACTTCGCTTATACAAGCGGTACACAATCAGACTACACGGCTATAGCAGTGATAGGCAGGTGCGCTAAAGGGTATATATATGTCCTCGACCTCGACAGGTTTAGGACAACTAAGTATGAAGAGTATTACAGAAGAATATTGGACATGCACCTTAAATGGGGCTTTAGGAAGCTTCGAGTAGAGACAAACGCTGGTGCAAATCTCATCTGTGAGTATATCAAGGATAGGATTAGAGAGGAGGGAGTACGTTTCACCCTTGATGGTAAAAACACATCGTCAAGAGGAGGAAGCAAGGAGCAGAGGATTGCGGCCATCCTTGAGCCAAGGTATGAGAACGGAGATGTATGGCACCCTAGGTCTGGGCTTGTAATGGAGTTGGAGGAGGAGTTGATGTTGGAGCGCCCAGCGCATGACGACCTTAAAGACGCTCTGGCTGCTGCTGTAGAAATCTCCTCTCCTCCTATGGCGTATGGCAATAAGAGTAAAGTGTTCAGACTTAAAACGCACCCAAGGTTCGGAGGAATTGTTAGATAATGTCTCAAGACGCAAGCTTAAACCTGAGTAACATCCTTGGGGACACCGATCTCCTTGCCAAGGAAATAACCAATAAGTGGGTTGCGTGGAAGTCTGCTCGAAGAGAAGCAGAGAACCGTTGGGCAGAGGTTGTCCAGTATGTATACGCAACCTCTACAAGAGAGACTTCCAATGCAAACGTAGGAGGGCTGACAGGAGACGAGGGAGGCTGGTCCCACAGCACCCATCTCCCTAAGCTCACACAAATTGCAGACAACCTGCAAGCCAACTACCGCTTTGCTCTCTTCCCCAACGCTGACTGGTTCAAGTTTGAAGGTGAGAGCAAGGAGTCCTCTATATTAGCCAAGAGGAGAGCAGCAGAGGGCTACCTGCGTACCAAGCACGCTCTTAACGGTTTTGAGCGGGTGGTGGGTTCACAGCTACTCTCTGACTGGATTTTGTTTGGCAACTGCTTTGCTCAGGTCTCCTACGAGACCCACCAGACAGAGGACCCCAGAACCGGAGCAAAAAGCATCACCTATGCTGGGCCTGTCCTCAGAAGGATTAGCCCCTTTGACATTGTGTTCAACCCTCTGGCTGCTTCTTTCGAGAACACTCCCAAGATTATTCGCTCAAGAAAAACTATGGGCGAGTTTATTAGAGAAGCAGAGGACAACCCAGACTCCAACTACGACGAAGCTGTTGTAGAAAAGGTGAAGGCTCTGCGTTCTGTAGCCGTTAACGGTTCGGAAGATGATGCTAAACGCCTAGACCAGTTGCAGTTGGACGGGTATGGGAGCTTCTCCCAATACCTCCAAGAAAGGGAGGTGGAGCTTCTCACCTTCTATGGCGACATCTATGACATGAGCGAGGGCGTCCTCCTCCGCAATCACGTCATCGTAGTTGTAGACAGAATGTGGGTTCTCAAGAAAGAGCCCCTAAACACTTGGTCTGGACACGCCCACATCTACCATGCTGGCTGGCGGAAGCGTCCTGACAACCTGTGGGCTATGGGTCCTCTTGACAACCTTGTGGGCATCCAGTATCAAATTAACCATCTGGAGAACGCCAAAGCAGATGCTATGGACCAGATGATTACACCCACCCGTGTCATTGTAGGCTTGGTGGATGAAGAGGATGTAGAGCCCGGTAGGCCCGGAGGTGTATACCGTATTCCTTCTGGGGAAGGTTCGGTGGGCAACCTAGCTCCTGATACCACCATTTTGAATGCAGACTTCGCCATACAGAATAAGATGCGTTTGATGGAGGAGCTTGCAGGTAGCCCAAGTGAGGCGCTGGGTATCAGGACACCGGGGGAGAAGACAGCCTTTGAGGTTAACACCCTCACCACTGCTGCCTCTAGAAACTTCCAGAACAGGATACAACAGTTTGAAGAGGAGTTTGTAGAGAAGCTTCTCAACGCTGAACTGGAGCTTGCCGCACAGTTTTTGGACGGGCCTGATGAGATTAGAGGGGTAGACCCTTCCTCTGGCGCTCCCATCTTTGAGGAGATTACAAAAGAAGATTTGTACCTCAAAGGCCGTGTAGTCCCCAGAGGCGCCCGTCACTTCGCAAGACAGAACCAGCTTATGCAGAATATAGCAAACCTGCAAAACCTGATAGCTTCTGACCCTGCTGTAGCTCAACACTTCCCAAGCAAGCGCCTTGCACACACCTATGAGGAGCTTCTCGGTGTCGAACAGTTTGGGCTTGTATCCGAGTTTGGCAGGATTGCAGAGGCGGTGGAGGCAGCACAGCTACAAGCCGCCGCAGCACAGTCTCTCGGCTTAGACCCTAACAAGCAAGGAGGGGGCGAAGGTGGCTAAGAAGAGCATACCATCCTCTCTTTTAGCTGTTGTTAAAAAGGAGGACAAAGAGAGATTTAGAAAACTTTACTTCGAGGATAACTATGTCTTGGATGTAATTAAAGAAGCCATCAAGAAGGAGCTTGAAGCCTTGGTAGTTTCTCAAGAAAACGAAGAGGAGTTCTCAAAACCCTCTTGGGCGGAGAGACAAGCTTGCTTGATAGGCGAACGAAGAGCTTTGAGAAGAGTTCTAAACTTACTAACTAGATGAGGTAGACCATGCCTTTTGAAGAAAACCCAACAGCCATTGAAAACCCGGAGACCCTTGGGGTTGTAGATGGCGCTAAACCTGAAGGGACACCCGCTACTGGACAAGAGCAAAGCCAAGACCAAGGCGTTCTCTTAGAGGTAGGTGGGAGACAGTACCGATCAAAGGAAGATGTCGTCAACAAAATTGCCAATGCTGATGCTCACATTCAGCGCATTGAGCGTGAAAATGCGGAGCTACGGCAGAAGATTGAGGAGCTTACTGAGCAACTCATGAAGGCGAAAGATGTTGATGAGGTACTGAGCCGATTGGATGAAGACAAGGAAGGTGGCGAAAGGACTCAGGCTCTCACGCCTGAACAGGTGCGTGAAATGGTTATGAAGAGCCTCGAAGAGGTGCAGACACAGGAGAAGCAGAAGCGTAACTTGGAGACTTGCATGGCCAAGGCTCGTGAGGTTTATGGCGACAACTTCAACTCGAAGGTTTCCGCTATGGCCAAAGAGATGGGCATGTCCGTCGAAGAGGTTAACCGTCTTGCTGCTAACCAGCCTGCTCTGTTCGAGAGAGCTTTCATCCCTAGTGGAAGAGGGCTTAGCTCTAATAACGGTTTTGCGTCTGGCGACATTAGAACCCCTGTTAAGCAGCCCCCAGTGCAAGTTGACGTAAAAGCGCCCCTTAACCTTAGTAACACTAAGGAGCGTGTACGAAACTTCGAGGCGGCTCTTCAGGACTATCTTAGTAAACAACAAATATAGGAAGGTAAATCATGGCTGTAGGTAATACTACTGTTAATACCGACCCCGCCATCCGTGCGGTGGTTCACTCCGATCTTCTGCTGAAACAGCTAGAAGAGGGCTTTTTGCCGGAAGGCTTGGTACGCGACGTTACCGACTTCGGTGATGGCGACCTCCTCCAGATCCCTACTCTGGGCCAAATGGCTCTGTATGATTTGGATGAGGGGCAAGATACGCCGGTAAGCGCTCTCGATGCTGGCACCGTAACGCTGACCATCACCGAGCATAAGGGTGTGGCCGGTACTGTCTCCGATGAACTCAAAGAGGACGCCTATAAGGCTAGTGCTGTTGAGGCGGAGATTGTACCTCAAGCTCTTCGCTCCATCAAGGAAGCTTACGAGACTAGCTTGCTGGCTCAAATCAACAAGCAGACGCTTGGCGACGAGAACGCCATTAACAACGTAGCTCATCGTGTTATTGCCAGCGGTGTAAATAACACCCTTGACTTGGACGACTTGGCCTATCTCAAGATGGCTTTTGATGAGGTGTCCGCTCCTGAAGAGCGTGTCCTCATCCTGCCCGCCATCGCCGAGATGACCCTCAACTCCAAGGTGGGCGCTCAGGCTTTCAACAACAACCCGCAATTCCTCGGTGTTGTAGGCGAAGGCTTCGCTAAGGGACGTAAGTTCCTCACTAACATCTTCGGCTTTGACATCTGGGTATCCACCCGGTTGCCGCGTATTGCTAGTGAGAGCATCACTTACTCCTCTGGCATTGTAGCTCCTCCGGTGGGCTCTGGTGCGCAATCCATCACCAACGGCATCGCTGCTGTTGCTATGGTCGTAGCAGACGATATGAGCAAGCCGTTCATGGGAGCATGGCGTCGTATGCCTCGTGTTGAAGGCTTCCGTAATGTAAGCAAGCGTAGGGACGAGTTCCACGTCACCGCTCGTTACGGCTTTGGTGTTCAGCGTTTCGAGACTTGCGCTTCGCTTCTGCTGTCTGCAAACAACTACAAGTAATAGGAGGTAAAGCATGTCTCGTGAACAATCCTCTCTGGGCGCTGCCGTATACTACGGACCGCGTACCTCGGACAAAGGGCTTGGTCATACTCTGGCCACTTCTTCTTCGGAAGTTGACATTGTTATTCCCTTTGACTACGCAAACCTGCCCGCTACGTCTGCTGATGACGCGGGTGTTCCCACCATTCCGGCAGGCGCATCTGTTGTAGAGGCCCGTCTTGAGGTTAAGACGGACTTCTCCGGCGGTAGTGTGGCCAAGATGGACATTGGCTTGGCCAAACCTGACGGCACTGCGATTGACGCTGCTGGTCTGTTCAATGACGCTGGCATTACTGCTGGCTGGCAGAACGGATCTGGCGCTCTCATTGGTGCCTCTGTGGGGGCTGATGATGCTCAGGTAGTTGTGGCTCCGCTCACCGCTGCCGATGCAGCAGCTTCTCCCACCGCTGGTGAGGCTGTCCTCTACCTGAAGGTACGGCTGCCCGGAGCCTAACGAAATGTGAGGGGCGCAAGCCCCTCCTTTCCCTAATTTTTATGGAAGGTTATAATGGCTAGAACTCTACTAGAATATGTGCAGAATACTCTGGAGTCTATGGACAGCGATAATGTAGCTACACTCGCTGCTCCTGACGTTACAGAGGAAGCCCTGCAAGTTGCCAATATAGCCAAACAAACGTTTGAGTTTATGCATAGCCAGTATGACTGGCCTTACCAGCAGAAACTCATTCAACTTGAGGGTTTGAGTGATTCCTCTAAACCCAATTACCTCCGTCTTCCCAGTAATGTAAGTGAGCTTAAAACTTTCCGATACAAAGGGAAAGAGCTTAAATACCTCACCCCGGAGGAGTTCTTGGACAACTCTTTCTCTCTGGAGGGAGCGTTTAATTCTGGTGACCAGACGGTAGAAAAGATAGTGGATGACAGCGGCGTTGGGTTCTTTATTAAGAATAACAGAGACCCGCATGTATACACATCCTTTGACAACGAGCATCTGATTATGGATGCCTATGACAAAAGCTCTGAGACTACCCTACAGAAAAGCAACACTGCTGCTGTGGTCTTCCAGATGCCAGAGTTTAAGCTGGAGGACAGTTTTGTAGTGCCTGTCCCAGAGAATATGGTTAGCCTCTTCCAGTCAGAGTTGAACGCTGCTACTCATCTCTACCTAAGACAACAGGCAAGTCCTGTAGATGAGAAAAGAGCGTTGGCTGGCAAGAGTAAGATGATGAAGAAGTCGGACAGAATTAACCAGAAAAGGAGGAGAGGTTTTGGCCGCAAGTAAGAAAGAAGCTCCTAAGAAGGAGACAGTGAGGAAAGAGCTTGAAGTTTATGTGGACCCCGCTTACGCACACTTCCGTATCAAATACAAGGGAGGAGGAGAACTGCCGGGGGAACTGAAAGGTAGATATACCCACAGAGAGTTGGCAGAAGAAGCTATCCAAAGATACCTCAAGAAGAGAGACGGTTAATAATGCCAAGGGCAGCAGGAATTAAGAACTTCCCTCCGCCTATCGGGGGCCTCAACACGGACCAGTCTCCGCTGGCTCCTGTTGAGAATACCACCATAGATGAAGATAATATGGACTTCACTGCGGACATGAACGCCAGAGTCCGCAGGCTTGGCCTTAATGCGGAGCCCGGCTCTTCTTTCTTAACTCCTGTTCAGTCCATCAACAACACCCTTGCTTTCAACTGGACCCTGTGGGAGTCTGTAGCCTTAGACAGCAGAACCAACTTCCACGTCATCCAAGTTGGGCGTACCTTGTATTTCATACAAGATGTTCCGTCTCCTTTAACAGATGGCGTTAAGGGCTTCACTTTCGATTTAACCACCATCAAGGTGTCCTCTGCTACTGACGCTGACGTAGACTCAGGGCTAGTAGACTTCTCTTCTGGGAAGGGTGTCCTAATTGTTGTTGGAGAGTTTATTGAGCCTACCTACATAGAGTATGACCCAGCAACAGACACGATAACAGGGAATAAGATAGAACTCCGTGTGAGGGATTTTGATGGGCTTGATGATGGGCTGGGTGTGGACGAAAGGCCCGCAACCCTGTCTGACGAGCATAAGTACAATTTGAAAAACCAAGGTTGGGGCAAGACGAGAAACAACAAGTCCACTGTGTCTCGTGTGGACTACGATGATTTCCAAGCTGTAATCGGAGCATACCCAAGCAACGCGGATGTAGCCCATCTTGGTGTTATTGATGATGGCTCCGGTGTTCTTAAATTTGACCCTGAATTTATTAAGGAGTTGGACTTGGGCAACACCTCCGCTCCAAAAGGGCACTTTGTAATAGACCCGTTCAATATTAAATACGACGACCTTGTTAATAGCATTATAAGCGGAAGCCCTGTTTACAGGTCAGGTTCTTCTCAACCCGCTGGTGGTGGGGCCTCTCTCGGAATAGCGCCTAGCTGGTGGGGTCCGGGTGAGTTTGACGATTCTCGTGAGTTACCATAATGGCTCTTACTCCTTATACAACAGACAAAAGACCTACATGCACAGCGTTTGCATTCGGAAGAGTGTGGTA